CGACCTCGATGGCCTGCTGGATCGAGACCTGGCTGTTGATGAACCCCTGCGGTTCGCCGACGCCGGTGCCGACGAGGAACGCGACGTCCTCGAACCAGGAGATCGCCTTCGGGAACGTCCCGGAGAAGAAGCCCTCGAACGCGGGGGCGTCCATGAGCAGCTCGTTGGGGACCTCCGCATACGCCGTCAACTTCTTGGCATCCAGCACGACGCGGCCGAAGCTGGCCTGCGACTCGGTGAGGGCCGCTGCCTCCTCGGTCCAGTAGCCCACGACGCCGCCGAGGATGGAGCTGGAGTGCGAGGTGTCGTCGATCATCGGGATCGGGACGCGCAGCGACGACATCGGGATCACCGTCGCGCGAGGCCGCACCACCGCGGTCTCCAGGGCGACCTGCAGGATCTCGGAGCGCAGCTCCTCCGGGATCAGGAATCCGCCGTCGCCGGGGACCTCGCTGCCGTACGAGTTCTGGATCTCCTGGAGCTTCGCGAGCTTCGGGGCGAGCTCGTTCCAGTCTCGGGCGCGGTCGGCCTTGTGCCAGGTCGCCCGGAAGAACTCGGAGGCGTCATCGAAGATGCCGTCTGCGGGGACGCCCGGGGCGCGCTTGTTGTACAGGGACTTGCGCCACCCGGACGGCAGGTCCTTGATGTGCGGGGCGAGCTTGTGCGCCTGCTTGCCGGCGAAGTCCACCGGGGGCTTGGCGTCGGATCCGTTGTTCTTCAGGTACTCGGCCAGCACGAGCTGCATCTGCTCGCGGGCTTGGGCCTTGATCTCGCCCTTGTTGGCCTTGTCGGAGAGTTCGGCGTAGCCCTGGATGAAGTTGCCGAGGACGTCCTTGGAGTCCCAGAGCTCCTTGAGCTTGTTGCCGTCGTTCAGGACGTCGGCGAGTCCCGCCGGGGAGTCCGGGATCGTGATTGTCATCGCGCCTCCTGGGCGGGTTGCATCCACGCCGGGGCGGCGGTGGAAGGGTCGTGGGCGAGCCATGCGGGCAGTGCGGCCCGGTCTGAGGGCTCGTAGTCGGGGTTGATCTGCTTCATGAGCCGCTGGAGCAGCGCCTTGGCTTCGGCCTCGTTGGTCAGGCCCTGGGTTTGGGTGAGCCGTCCGAGTGCGGCTTTCACCCCGTCGGCGTTCGGGCCTTTGCCGGGGTACTTGTAGGGCAGCGCCCACGACTCCTGCTTGGACGGGTCGCCTTCGCGGCGGCCGGCGCAGATCTGCTTGTAGGTGGCGGCCGGGTCGTCGGACTTGGCGGCGAGGGACATGGCGTGGGGGCCGTCCCAGTCGGATTCGTCCACCGCAGCGTTGCGCAGCGCCTGCCGCAGAGTGACGAGAATGGGCTCCGGGTCGAGCGCGCTACTGAGGTCGACCGTGATCGTTGAACCTTCCGGGCCGTTCATCACGACGGCGCCCGTGCGCTTGGCGCTCATGTCGTCGTCGTCCGGTTCGGACGGTGCGCCGTGTACGTCGTCGCGGCCGGCGAGCTCGATGCCGCACTGCCCGCAGTAGATCGCGTCGTCGTCGTTGTACTTGCCGCACACGGGGCACAGCACGTTCTCCCACGACTCGCGCTCGTAGGGCTGCGGCTGGTAGGCGTCCGCCATTGCGGTACCGGCCGACGGGGGGGCATCCGCGATGCGCGGCGCGTGCAGATACGCCGAGAGGTCGAACTTCGCCGCCGCCGCCAGGGCGGCCTGCTCGGGGCGCTGCGCGAGGCGGTGCACGAGGCCCGCGGCGACCGCCTCGTCGGCCGTGTACCAGCTCTCCTTCTCCATGGCCGCCCGCCAGCCCTCCGGGCGTCCGGAGCGCTCGGCGTAGATGGCGGCGATGTTGTCCGAGACCTTGTCCAGCAGGTCGGCGAGATCCCGCATGTCCGCGGAGTTGCCCATGCACAGCCCGGCCGCGTCGTGGATCATCATCATCGATCCCGGGCATGCCAGGCGCGTCTTGCCGGCCATCGCGATGAACGAGGCGGCCGACGCGGCGAGGCCGTCCACGACCGTGGTCACGTTGCCCTGGCGCTGCGCGAGCGCGTTGTAGATTGCCAGCCCGTCGAAGACGTCGCCGCCGGGACTGTTGAGATGGATCTCCAGGTCGCCGGGGATGACGGCGAGCTGCGCGATGAAGTCCACCGCGCTCACTCCCTCGTTCATCCAGCCGCCGCCCCCGATCTCGGCGTAGATGTCTACGCGCGCCGGGAGCGCGGCGTCGTTGCGCGGGTGCAGCCGGAACCAGGCGTTGCCCGTGGGCTGCGCCATGAGGTTGTTCATGCGGCGGCGCGTGCGCTGCACCACGTTCACCGGCGCCCCTTGCTGTGTGTCCATCAGGCGTCCGCCTTGTTCCACGCGTATTGGTCGGCGATCAGGTCGTGTAGCGCAGCACGTCCGGCGTCGAGCTGGGCGCGGGGGTGCAGCCATGCGGGTAGCGGGATGGCGTCGCTCGGACCTTCGCCCGCGCCGGTGTAGTCGGCCGCGAGTGCTCCGCGGCACCGGTCGCGCCCTTCGCAGGCGATGTACCCCGAGGTCGGGTAGGCCGCGGCGGCCGAGGCGACGGCGTCCGCGTTGTCGCTGTAACCGAACGAGTGGCCGTCGATCAGCTCGCACGGGGCGCAGGTCGCCTGGTCGTTGACCTCGCTGGCTACGAGCTCGCAGCGCGGTCCGGCGGTGAATGTCGCGTGCCGCGCCTGGTTCTGCGCTGCCGCCAGGGCCCCGGCGAGCTGGGAGCGGCGCCCGGCCTCCGAGAGCCCGTCGAGGAACCGGCCGACATGCTCCGCGACCTGATCGGGGTCCGGTGTGGCCGAGCCTCCGGCGGCGCGCGCGGCTTCCCGTCCGGCGGTGAGGGCGAGTTCCGCGGCGAGCATCGCGGCGGCGGCCTCGGCGACCGCGTCCAGGTTCGCCTGCTGCGGCGCGACCGGCGGCGCGGTGGCGCCCTGGCGCTGGGCCTCCTTCGACGCCTGCTGCGCGGAGGCGGCGCCGAACTTCGTCATCGCGCCGAGCAGCAGCAGTTTCGCGGCAGCGTGGTTCAGGACGATGGCGCCCAGCGCGCCGATCGCCCCGGCGGCTACGAGCTGGCGGATCTGCGCCAAGACCTGTTCGCGCTGCTGAGGGGTGATCTGGGCGGCGTAGTCGGCGGCGAGCTGGTCGGAGGCCGCGGCGTGCTGGGCGTCCATCTCGGACAGGTCGATGCTGGTTGCGGGTGCGGCTGCGCGGGGCAGCGCGCGGGCGCGGTTGGCGGGCTTCACGGCGGGGGTCGCGTCGGGCTCGGGCGCCGCGTCCGGAGGGGTGCCGGGCACCCAGCCCGGGGGTAGCGCCGGGACCTGGGTGGCCTTCTCCACGACGCCCATGTCGGGCAGCCCGACGATCTCAAGGACGTCGTGCGGGTCGAACCCGGCGTCGATGAGCAGCTGCGCGGAGGCGGCCTTCTCCTTGAGCTCCAGGGCGTCGGCTTCGCGGTTGGAGGTGACGGCGTCGTCGTGATCCATCTCCACGCCGTCCCCGGTCGAGCCGAACAGCGGCAGGTAGAAGCAGTTCAGGACGTCGCGCCACCGGTCAAGGCGGTCGGTGAGCAGGAACGATTCGAAGTGCTCCTGCGCCGTGACGGAGTTCGCGCGGTTCACGTCGTCGGTGGTGCCCAGGATCGCCTTGTGCATGGTGAACGCCTCGCGGATCACGTCCCGGGAGACGTTGCGCAGGTTCATGTAGTCCATGTCCCGCTGCGAGTGCGCGTTGGACACCCACGTCGCGCCCTGCTCCAGGACGGCGACCCGGTGCGCGGCGCCGACGCCGCGGTGGGATTCGCGCCACCGGTCGGTGAACTCGTTCCATTCCTCGTCCGAGAGGCGCTTGTCGACCTGTATGACGCCGCCGGGGGTCGCACTGTTGAGGAAGAAGTTGCGGTTCCACTGGGCGGAGTACTTGCCCGCGTCGATGTCCACGAGGATCGCCTGGACGGGGCCGAGGCCGTGGTAGATGTCGTACGGGTTGGGGTACTTCGTCATGATGACTTCGTCGGGCTGCAGCGGGACGGCCTCGCCGGAGGGCCCGGTGTAGATGTAGCCGGCCAGGAACTTCTCGGCGTGCGGGACGGGCTCCATGCGGTCGGGCCGCACGGGCCACAGCCCGGTGGGGAACGAGGCGCGGGCGTCGCGCTTGACGATCAGATAGGACTCGCCGGTCAAATCCAGGTATGTCTGTGAGAGTTCCCGCAGCATGAACCCGGTCATGAACGGGTTGGGTTTGTTCCACACCGACATGGCCTGGTGTTTGAGTACTTCGGTGCGCTGGTCGGAGCCTTTGTCGGCGGTGGTGTAGCGGCGCCGTCCGTCCTGGGGCTGTTCGCGGTAGAGGTGCCAGTTCTTTTTGGCGGTCTGCCGGGCGAGGATGGAGACGATGGCGAAGACGGTTCCGGAGGCTCCGTAGGCGCGCATGTAGGCGGCTGGGTCGGTGCCGCTCTGCATGAGGCTGTTGGTGGTGTATCCGGCGCGGGCGTAGGAGATGGGGGGTTCGCTGTTGCCTGCCTTGGCGATGGCTTGGGCGAGCGCGCCGAATGGCGACTTCACGCCGACATCCATAGGCCGCCGCGAATGAAACCGTGATCGCCGCAACTCATGCACAACAGGGAGGGTTCGAGGTGCAGGGGTTCCATGGAGACCACCTGCCAGACTGCTCTTTCGCCGAAGATCTCGCGAACGCCGGGCAGGTCAAGGTGCGCGGCCGATCCGATACACGGCGTGCCGTCTGGCCTGTTGTGCTTGACCATCACGCAGACGCGCGGGATGTCTGGGATGTCGGCGTACTGGGGATTCAGTGTCCGGTCCGGCGACCAGCTTGCGAACTGGATCGCGTGGTCGTGGCCGATGTCGACGTATTCGCGGTCTGGATCGCTCATTCGTCGTTGCCGATGGCTTCGAACGCGAGGAACGACAGGCCGGTGACGAGCAGGCCCCAGCCCAGGCCGAGCTGGTAGGCGGCGGCGTCGATGCAGCCGAAGCCGCCGATGACCAGCGAGGGGCGCCGGTAGCGGCGCCGCGCCTCGCCAGCCACCTTGACGACGCTCGCGTATGCCTGTGCGAGGTCGCTGCGCGCGGTGCGCCACCTGCGGTGCGTGCGGGGGGCGGTGCGCGTGGGGGTTGCGGTGTCGATCGCCATCGGACCGCCTCCCCTCACTAAGAGCCTAGCTCACTGTTCGCGAGTTTCCATTGTGAGAGTAGCTCAACGCATGGGTGCAGGGTAGCGCCGCGCCGACACGACAACCCGCTACCACCCGGCCGCCCGGCTCGGTAGGATCGGAGGCTGCGGGTCCCGTGAGGGATACAACACTCCGTCAATCGCCTTCGCTCGGCCGGGTGAAGTCGATGGGGGAAGGTCGTACGCCACCCGCAGTCCAGCTCGCTTAGCTCAGTGGTCAGAGCACTCGCCTGTCGAGCGAGGGGTCGCCGGTTCAATCCCGGTAGCGAGCGCGCCTGTGTGGTCCAAAGGCAGGATTCCACGCTTCCAACGTGGCGATGCCAGTTCGATTCGGGTCACAGGCTCAGAGGACTTGTAGCTCAGGTGGGAGAGCGCTCGGTTGAAGCCCGAGAGGCCGCCGGTTCGACTCCGGCCAGGTCCACTCGATCTCCCGTAGTGCAACTGGCAGCACACTTCGTTCTGGGCGACGTGATCGAGGTTCGAATCCTCGCGGGAGAGCTTCGGCCTGTAGCTCAGTCGGTAGAGCAGCTGACTTTTAATCAGCGGGTCGCGGGTTCGAGCCCCGCCGGGCTGACAGGGGGCTGTACCCGACTCGACACGGGTGCGGCCCTCACCTTGTGCGGCTATGCTGCTGGCACGTTCTAGCGGGCGTGTGCAGGGTGGTGTGGATGAGTGAGAGCGGCCCCTTGGAGCTGGGGGGCCGCTCTCACTTTCTGTGGGTAGGACGCGCTAGCGGTCAGGCGGTCGGGGGCGTCACGGCCTGCTCGACTCCGGCCACAGCCTCCGAGGCCAGCACCGAAGCGTCAGCCTCCACCGCGGCCGCGACGGGCCCCGCAGCGGCCTCGGCCTGCTTCGCCACGTCCGCCACGTCGGCCTCACCCTCGCCGAGCAGCTTCGCGAACAGCGCCCGGCCCTCGGCGACCAGGTGGCCGGCGTCGGCCCCGAGCTTGGCGAGGAAGGCTTCGGCTTCGGCGCGCAGTGTGGACATGGGTACTCCTCGGTGGTCGGTTGGTGGTTCGAGTGTAGGCGGGACGGTTCGGGGCCATGTGCGGCCATCGACGTCGGCGTGGTCGCCGGGGTGTCCTGCGTCGAGTGCGCACCAGGTGTGGGCGGCGGTGAGCGCGGCCGAGCAGGATTCGTAGCGGCTCACCAGCGCTCCCGGTCGGCGCTCTGCTGGGCCACGGTCAGATCGAGGACTGGAAGGCGGCGACCGGTGCGGGGGCCCGGGTGTCGGCGGACGTAGTTCGGGCGGCGAGCCGGGCGAGCGGGACGGCGCGCACGTCGGGGAGCTTGGCGGGGATGGGTGCGTCCATGCGCCCTACGGTGCGCGCGCCAGGCGAGGCGCAGGCGCCAGCACCAGACGGGGGCGTCGTAGGGGTGGGGGCGCAGGTGGGCGCGTAGGCGTAGCAGGGGCGCCAGGGTGGTGGTGACGGCGGCGAAGATGGCGAGCGCGGTCATGTGCCCTTTTCTCCTTCCTTGATCTCGTCCCACGCGTCGCGTAGCGCGGTGGGCAGCTGGTAGGCGTCGGCGATCTGTGCCAGAGTTAGTAGACGTACCCAAGGACTCTGACAGTCCGCTTAGCCGCGACCCCATCTGAGACACGGGCGCCGCGGACACCTTGACAGATCACATAACCCCGGTGGCGGCCATACGGGCACGCACGGCGCGCTTAAGGTTCGCATTCCTAGGCATCAGCGGTTCACTTCCCGCTCGTGAGCGTCGTTGAGTTTGGCTGCCGTCCCCTGGGGGTCGTAGATACCAGTAATGCGGTCGTTTCCGTACATCTGGTGCTCGACGGGGATCGTCTTGACCCGGAAGTTCTCCAGCGTGCGGATGTCCTGCCACTTCTCGATCCAGCGGCCGGAGCGGGAGCGCAGTAGGACCACGATGCGGTCTGAGCCGCCGCCCGGGTTGGTGAGCACGACGTAGGCGCGCGCTCCGGCCGAGGCGGTGGACTGGCCGCGAGTGAGGTTGCATTGGATGACGCGGCGGTCCGGGAAGTGTTCGGCGGTGAAGTCGTCGAAGCCGAGCAGCTCGGTCATGGCCGTGTGCCTGGTTTCCTGAAGTTGTTGCGCTTCTGGTCGTGGGTGAGCCGCTTGGACTGGGAGTTGCGTCCTCCCGGGTTGTCGGTGCCTGCCGCGGTTCCGGGTGCGGGGCTCAGTTGCGCGGGGTGGGCGGCGATCTGGTGTTGGAGTTCGGCGTTGGCGGCGTCCTGGGGGCGGCTGTAGTTGCCGAAGTTGTTGTGGCAGGTGGCGCACCATGCGCGGTAGGTCTTGGTGTTGTCGTCGGTCATGTTGTGCTCCAGGCGGGATCGAAGTCCTCGTGGTCGGCGAATGGGGCGGCCAGCAGCCGCAGGGTGGGGCATGGCCAGTGTTCGATGGTCGAGCCGCCGTGGGTGGGGTATCCCCATCCGGCACGTACGCAGGTTCCGCAGTCGCCGTCGTTGACGTTGGGGTGCGCGTCGATGATCGCCCGTTTCGCCGCGATCTCGGCGAGCACACGGGCCGGATTGTGGCGGGCGATGTGCGCGGCGCTCGCCTCGAACGCCCCATCGACCACTACCGCGCCGAACGGGCAGTCCACCGCCCAGTTGCGGGGCGCTTTCCCGAATGGCCACAGCTTGGCGATCCACAACTCGGGCTTTCGCGGGCCGATGCTCACGCCGAGGGCGATCGCTTGGTCTTCGTCGAGACGCGCCAGCAAGAAAGCGACCAGGTCGGTCATGACGGTCTCCTGTAGTTGCGGGTCCAGTTCGGGCGTGCCCAGCCGAGCCAGAGTTTCAGCCGCCAGCGCCAGCAGAGGCGATACACGGGCCATGCGGCTTCTTGTGCTTCGCGTTGGCGGTGTTGTGCGACCGCGCCGGGTGGGCGCGGGCTCACGGGCGGTCACTCCCTTCGTCGAGGTGGCGTACGAATTCGTCGAACCGGGCGACGCGCGCGGTAGCGGCCCGGCGGCATGCGTTCCTGGTCCGGTGCAGGCTGATCCGGGTAGGCACGATAGTTCCTATGGCACCGGTGGCGACCGAGATGGCGAAGATGACGGCGAGCTCGATCACGTCCCCTCCAGCCCGAGTACCCGGTCGGGGTCGTACGCGAGCGGACGGCCACCCGCGGGCGTCCGGCTCTTGAACCGCTGCTCTTCGAGGTCCGGGTGCGGCAACGGCCCTGCGTCGAGTCCTCGTGGGTCACCGAAGAAGAAGCGGTTGAAGATGCGGGACGCGAGCTCTGCGGGGACCTGCTCCGCGTCGAGTGCGCGCGTCAGGATCTCGCCGTGGGTTTTCAACGTGCGCACCACATGCGTCGTCTGGTGGTTGCCGCACACCCATCGGCCGTGCTGCTTAGCCCATCCGGACATCTGGAGCAGGTCGCTGACGCGCCGGTCTTCCTTCACGGCGCGGTCGAGGTTGTCCAGGTCGATGCCGAGCGGTCCATCGATGACGAGGGCGGAGTGGCAGCCGTGGGTGATCACGGCGCACTGGAGGCGGTAGATCGGTTGGGTCATTCGCTGCTCCTTGCGGTCAGACGCGGGTCGTGCGTTCCGCGTCGCAGTTCCTTGGCCACGTCATCCCACACCGCGCCCGCGTTATGGTGCAGTCTGCCGCCGTGGTCGCGCTCATCCGTGCAGATGAAGACCGGCGTCCCGTCGGGTGCTTCGATGCGCAGACCGCAGATAGCGTGTTCCTGCTCGTAGTCCCGGGCAGCCTGGAAGACCTCGCGGACGGTGGGCTTGCGGGGCCTCCACTGGTCGAAGTAGCCCACGTCACTCCCCGCCCGTCTGCCGCTTGTGCTCGGCCCACGCCTTGCGCCACGGGTCCCAGTCGCATTCGAGCGGTACCCGGTTCAGATCCGGGGTTGCCTGCGGATGGCCGGGGCCGCACCGGTGCCAGCCGTTGGCGAAGTACGAGTACCAGCCGTACTCGACCGCTGCGGAGGTGCCCGGCCAAACGCCGTCCCAGATGTCGGCGCCGTGGTTGTGGGTCTCGCCGCAGCCGATGCGCTGCATGCCGGTCCAGGTGCAGCGGGCGACGTCGCAGCCTTCTTCGTGCGCGTGCATGAGTTCGGCGCCGCAGTCGGTGCAGGGCCGGTTCCAGTGGCATTCGTCGATGATGCGCTGAATGTTGGCGGTGTCGGGTTCGTGGCCGGTGGCGCGGACCTGGTCGATCCATCGGTCGGCGATGGTGATGCCGCGCGGGACGATGGTCTCGGCCATGTCAGTCGCCTGCTTTCGTTGTGCGTGCCAGCCCGAACCACCAACGGCGCGGACGGGTCGCGGGCGCAGCGGCGACGGTGGGCTTCGGCCGGTCGGCGAGCCACCTCTCACCGATCCACGTGATCGAGTAGCGGGGATTCTCAAGTCCGTCGTCGTAGCCGTACTGCCGCTTGATCATGTCGTCGAGCCAGAGGCGCGCGCCGGCCTTCTTGCAGTCGGAGGGGTCTGCGCCGATGACGTCGCACAGGTCGTGCAGGCTGACCGCGCGGCCTTGTCCGGAGAGTTCGAGCAGGATGCGTTCCTGGAGGGCGGTGAGGGGGGTGCCCACGTCACGACTCCTTCGGTTCGGCCTTGACGCGCCCCGTGGACATGCGTCCTCGGGCGGCAGAGAGTTCACGCAGCCTGACCCGGCCTGCCGCCGTATCCGCAGCAAGCCATTGGACTTCTTCTGCTGCGGTCATGGGAGCCCGGCGCGGCGCGTTGCATATGGCATGCACTAGGGGAGTGTCCGCGACGTTGTAGCGGGGGCGCTCGGCCTGGATCGCTGCACGTTCGGCAGCCCTGGCGGAGTCGCGATCCTGGTGCCATTCATCGCGGCGTTCGGAGACAAGCGGCCACCATGCCCGGGTGCGGTGATTCACCATGCGCGCGCGGGGATCACAGCTTGTGCCGATATAGAGCAATTCACCGTCTGCGTCGTAGAGGCGGTAAAGAGCCGTGGGTAGCGTCATGCGGACTTCACCTTGCCGTCGCGGATGTCCGCGATGTAGGCGCGAGTCCATCCGGTGGCGCGGACGACTTCGGTGAGGCGTCCGCGTACGGACTCTGCGCCGCGATTCTCGGGAAAGACGGCGGGAATGAGCGCGAACAGTTCGGCGCGGTCTGCGTCGATGCGTGTCTTGAGTTCGGCGATGCGCGCGAGGCGCTGTTCGTCAGTGGGCACGGGGTTGGTCATGGGCCTAGTATGGCATAGATAGTTGGCCGTCTCTAGGTGCATGGAGTGTTGACACGCTCAGTCCGTAGGCATAGTCTGTAGGCATGACGACGCAGACCACCGCCCAGGCCGCACACACCGCCGGCGTCACCCCCCGCACCATCCGCACCTGGGCCCGCATGGGCGCCGTCACCGCCGTCAAAGTCTCCGGCCGGTGGGTCATCGACACCGGCTCCCTGCGCCACCGCATCGCGCTGTCCCGCCGCACCGTGGCCGCCCAGCTCGCCGCGTTCACCGACGCCCGCAGCGCGCAGGCCAAGGCCGAAGAGCTCGTCGAGCTCGGCGCCCTCATCCCCCTGGACGCCTGGCGGTACCTCGCCGTGTCCTCCAGC